CGGTTGAATTTATCGGAGAAAAACCTTGATAAACACCTTCACCAATTTTATATGTTCCTACTCCTGAAGTTGACATATTAAATTGAATTACATCAGCAGTAGTAATTTTATCCAAAATATTTGTAATAGAAGTTTTAATTAAACCTGCTGTAGAAGTTTTACCAAATATAAAACCTTTAACTGTAAAGTTTAAAGTCCAAATAATTGTTCTTGTGCCACTATTGCGATCACCTTCATAGATAATTTCTTGACTAGTATCTTTTAATACAACAGGTATTTCTTTAACTACTCCCATTTCAGGAACCAAATTTAATTTAATAGTATAATCAGGAGTAAAATACGGAAGAATGTGTTCTATAATTTGAGTACCATCTTCAATATTTCTAACATAAAGATATAAAGAAAAATCAAAATCATAAGGTACTGGATTGTATTGTGAAACAACTCCTTTACCTGTATTTGCAAAAGATTTCCAATTTGTATTTTGTTTTCTAGAGGTGTCATAAGAAAGACCAGTCATTTCAAATGATAATCTAGGTAAAGTAATTTGAACTTTTTTGTCCAAATTATAATCTTCTTCTAATCGTTTAACATATAATTCTTTGGCCGCATAGATAATTGGAACAATGACTCTTTCTTGTTCTGTATTATCTGGATTATATCGAACCAATGTAATGTTATTAAACAAGTTGCCAAAACCAACAACCAGTTTACGAATGATTCGGTTATATGATGTATCTGCCATTATATGCTTCCAAACGGATTAGTTTCTGAAAAGTCAATAACTGAATTGGCATTATTTTCTATCAGTTTATTATCGTAAATTTCATTGTGAATACTTGTTGCTAGTGGATCGTAAGTTGACAAATAATAAGATGCACCACTTGATGCGCCAATGATTGTTTGTCCGTCTACAAATTCTCCAGCAATATTAGTAACTATTAATGTATTAGTTGGATCGTTCCAACTTTGTACCATAGCTGAAGTGGTTGCATTGGCTAAAGTGCCGTCATGTGATTGATATACAATTTCTTTTGATACATAACTGCCTACACCAGAACCTAATTGTAAATCAATTGAATATGCTGAATTGTCCATAGCAATATCAATGTCTGGTATACCAGTATTAATGACTTCTTGAGCATACTTGAATTTCTCTAAACGCATTTCATAGAAGAATGGATATTTACGGCCTAACATCATCATATCTTTGTTCTGCTCAACAAAAGTAATTTCAAAAAGTTCACCTGTGCCGTTACCAAAAGGTATGTAAACTAAATCACCTTCTCTTGGTCGTGTAAAAAGGTTTTGTGGAACTCTTTGTGAAAATGATCTTTTAGACACAACCACTTCCATGTTGTTTTTAATTTCTAAACCAAATTTAGAAAACAATTCTCTTTCACCAGAATATTCCATAATGCTGGACATATACATTTCAACCACATATGCAGATTGAAATTTCTTAACTGGATCTTCACCGTATAAAAGGTCTCTAGCTTCATCATTTGTGTTTGCCAAATAATAAGCATCAAAGCCCATAATTTTTATGGACTCAACCAACAAATCTTCAACTAATCTTTGCTCTGAATATTTGCTATTATAATTGCTAAAATAATGGTTGGTTGCGATTTTAGGTTCCTACCTTTTGGCATAAATGGTTTTTATGGTGACTTTTTAAACCTTTGGCAACATTAGACATAGCGCCTTGATCTAAACCATTATCCCTACAAAATTTATTCATGTTTTTTATAATTTCTTTTTTACCATTAGGAAAAGTTATCAACCAATTTACACTTTTTGATTCTGCAACATTGTTTTTAGATTGTTCTGATAACGTCCAAGTTTTACCTAATGCGTGTTTATTACCTATTTTTGATGCATTAAATTTTTCAAGTTTTTTATTTTTTTCTTCTTCAGATAAAGTATTCCAATATTCTTTGCCTTTTTTGGAAAGATGGTTTCTCATTTTTTCAGATCCCATTATTCCTTTTAATATTTCATAACCTGTTACATTGCCTAATAATCCTTGCCAAGCATAGTAATCTTCTATTTTTCCATGTGTTTCCCATAAAACACGATGAGCTTCAGCATGTTCTGGTATTGTTAACTTAATTAAATTAGATGGATCATCGGATCCACCCATATGTCGAGGTATAATGTGGTGTTTATGGTACATATTAATTCATAAAAAATTCTAAAGGACTTCCGTAATTATTTTCCATCTCTCTTTCAAGACGCTCAATTTCTGTCGTAGCTTCTTGAAGAATTCTTCCGCCATTCAATGTAACTCCGCCCGGTAATTGAATGTTATCAAACTTAGCCATATTGTTACCCCAAGTTCTTTTAATAAGTGCTGTGGCATACTCTTTCAACCAACGGTCATTCCATACCAAATTATAAACATCCGGATTAATCAAAGCATACGCTTCAGCGATAACAACTGTACCAGTAGGAGCTTCAGAATTACCCCAATTCCAATCAATATACAATCTTTGAGTATGTCTTTGGAATCGAATAGGAACTTCTCCAGTAAACATAATTTCTAGAGAGCGTAAGTGTTGATTTGTTAAAGTATAATTGATGTATGATGCGGAAGTAAAGTCATACAACTCATTTAAACGAAGTTGATAACGAAGGTCAAACATATTAACGTTTGCTTGAGAATCGGATATTGGGAATATACGAGAAATACCAGCAATTTCTAAATTATTTCCCTGAGAATCTTTTGCTTGGCTGGCATCCAAATACCGGTTTGCAATATCGGTATTATTAAGTACTTTAATCCAATAGACCTTTTGAAGTCCATCAAAATGATAATCCTGAAAATATTGAAGTGCGTCATCGATACGGTCATTAACCTGGTCGTCATCCACGTTAATTTCGATGACGGGAAATCCAAGCCTACGCTTGCAATAATCAATAAAATCTTGTCTGTTGGTAATGGTAGCCATCAATATCTCCTGTGATGGAGGTATTTATACCTTGCTCCATTTAAGTTTATTTGTGATTAGAATGAAATGATATAAACAAATCCTGGTCCACCGTTACCTGCCGGTGATACTGTAGGATTATTTGAGTTTGAAGCACCTGCACCGCCACCGCCACATCCTGGTGCACCATCACCGCCAGCACCTGCTATGCCACCTGTAATCGAACTTGAGCCGCCACCGCCTGAACCACCAAAATTCATCAAAAAGTTACGACTAATAAAACCAGGAGATCCTGCTGGTGCTGGCAGGTCACTAACACTTTGCGTTCCCCCTGTTGTATTGGGGAAAAAATCTTGACCTAGTGAACCTGTGCTAGCGAGAAATCCATTGCCAGCATTTGGCGTATTACCTCCGCCACCACCACCTTGGCCACCTGTGACCATCAATCCTGTTGTGGGTATTGAAATAGCTGCACCAGCACCAGCTGCTCTGCTACCACCTGTACCACCTGTTTGTCCTCCAAAAAAGTTGTATGCGCTTCTGCCTGCCAATGGCATATTGGCAATGGTTACAGATGTACCACCAGTACCACCAGGACTACCACCATTTGCTTCAGCGCCACCTGGAGAACCACCATTCGCAAGTAATAAAGTAAGATTAACTGTGAGTGTTGTATCAGGTTCAATTAATACATATGTTGGAGTTCCTGCTGTACCCGCAAGAGCAACAGTTGTTCCAGAAATACCACCTTGACCAGCAAGAATATAGAGTGTGTCTGGAATCATACTGGCGGGTATTAATAATGTTGTTTGACCGCCTGAACCTCCACCACCACCTCCACCAGCAGTAGCAGCTGCTCTACCACCAACACTTCCTGATCCACCGCCACCTACGCCAATGATGTAAACCCAATTTATACCTCTTGGTTTTCTCCAAGTTTGTAATTGTTGGCCACCGGATCCTGTACCTATAGTAGCACTAGCAGTTCCAATGAACTGTTGAAAGTCATAACCTGGAGTAGAAAGAATATGGTTAAAGTCTAACATATTATATACTTATAATGTAAATAAAACCATCGCCGCCATCACCTGGTCTTGCTAGTGTTGTTACGCCTGTAGTTGATGAGGATCCACCAGCACCACCACCACCGCAACCTGGAGCTCCGTTACCACCAGCACCAGCAATACCACCTGATGTTTCTGAAGCTGCGCCACCTCCACCACCACCAAAATTCATTAACATATTTCTTACAATTATTCCATCTTGTCCTGCGGCAGCTGGCGTTGCACCTGTAGCAGCTGCCGGTGTTGTTCCAGTCAATGGAAAGAAATCAGAAGAACCTGTGCTAACACCACCTGTGGGCATAGTAATTACTGAGCCTGCACCAAACACGGTTGCGGTTTTTCCTCCACCACCGCTACCACCTGTGACCATTGGGCCTGTTGTTGGTAATGTTACACTAGTACCAGCAGTACCCGCAGTACCGTTACCACCGGTGGCGCCGACTTGGCCAGCATAAATTCTAAATATTCCTCGTCCCAAAAATGGTGTTGCGTTAAGTTGAATTGTAGCTCCAGCAGTACCAGCAGCACCAGCAGCAGTAGTACTTGCTGCACCACCACCACCACCGCCATTAGCATTTATTACAATTAATTGACTTGAACTACTATTAGGTTCACATATAGCCATTGTACCAATCCCAGCAACACCAGTAGCACCACTTGTTAATGTTGCTGGTTGTCTACCGCCCATACCACATTGAATGTATAGAACATCAGGAAGAAACATTGCTGGAATCATTAATGTTGTTTGTCCACCACTACCACCTCCTCCACCACCACCTGATGTTGTTGCGGTATTCACTCCACATCCACCAGAACCCCCACCACCTACTACTATCATATAAATAAATTTACAACCTCTAGGTTTACGCCAAGTTTGCCATTGTTGTCCATTTTGGCTAATGGATCGAGCGGCTGAGCTGACAGCAGTAAAATACTGAATATCTGCGCCTGGAGTAGAAAGAACGTGATTAAAATCTAACATTTTACCAACTTAATATAAGAACAAAACCTGGCCCGCCTGCACCAGATTGTACATTAGGATTTGTTGTAGTTGCACCACCTGAACCTCCGCCACCCGATCCAGGTGTTCCGTTACCACCACGTCCAGAAATACCACCTGCAGTAGTAGTTGCACCTCCGCCACCACAACCACCACCATTAAATATAAAATGATTTGCAATAAAACCACCTTGTCCATCTACTGCTGGAGTTGAACCTGATGCTGCTGCTGCTCCAGTAGACAAGAGAGGGTAAAAATCTTGTCCTAAAATCAAGCCCGATTGGCCAATTCCACCACCAGCACCGCTAGTGCCACCACCACCACTACCGGGAAAACTCACGTTTCCTGTATTTGGAGCATTACTAATATCGCCCCCAACAGCATTCGGCGAACCTCCTGCGCCAGGACCTGCTGCGGCTGTCTGTAAATTATATAATCCTCGTCCAGCTAATGGCATATAACCAATTGTTGCTGCTGTCGCAAGAACTCCAGTACCACCACCTGTTGTAGCAGTAGCTGCAGAACCAGTAATAGTACCAGGATTTGCCCAAAATAAATTTTTATTTAAATCCATTCCTGTATTTGGTTCAATAGATATGTAAGTTGGAGTTCCACCAAGACCAACTGCACCACTTGTATTTTGCGCTGGTCCACCATTACCGGCAGCAATATAAAGAATATCAGGAACAAACATTGCTGGAATCATTAATGTTGTTTGTCCACCGCCACCACCTCCTGCTCCACCACCCGATGTTGTTGCTGTATTCACTCCACATCCACCAGACGCCCCACCACCTACACCTAACATATAAATCCATTTAATTCCACGAGGTTTACGCCAAGTTTGCCATTGCGGAATCAGTACGCTTACTGTTGCATCACCAACAACAGTAAATGTAGCTCCCGGAGTCGCAGTACCCGCAGTTGATGTTACTGCTGAACCACCTAGAGTTGCACTAATAGTAATTGATGTTGTGCTGGTAACTGTGATAATATAATAAGTGGTACCAGACACATAACCAGTAATAGAACCTGCGGTAAATGTACCTGTTATAGTAATTGGTTGACCAACTTTCCAATCTCCAGCAGATACAGTTAAAACGCCGCCAGTTGCCACAGTAACATCAGTTATGTTCGTAAACGATGATGTTACTAGAGCACCACCAGGACTTGCACTGATTTGAATTGTTGATCCGTTCACGGTGAGAATATAATAGATAGCACCGGATGTGTAGCCAGTAATGGTACCTGGTAAATAATTACCAGTAATTTGAATTGCTTGACCAACTTGATAGTTACCTGAGGCTAGAAATAAAGCGCCAGCAGGAGCCATCGAAGAAATAGTTATTGCTGTGGGTGATGTTACCCATCCAGGTCCTTGAAAATACTGTGAATCTAAACCTGGAGTCGCAAGAACATGATTAAGATCCAGCATTGTTAATATGCACCACCAATTGCCGTTACAGTCCAACCAGCAGCAACAGTAGTTCCTAATCCAACAAGAACGTGATAACCAGGGGGTAATGCAATATTCATTGGATAATCTACGTCAGTTGTTGCCGCAGTTTGTGTTGCAGTAGTTGCTGGTAAAGAAACTTCACCATAAAACATATTAACGCTAACAAAGTCTTTTGGTTGACCTTGTGATGGTAAGTTTGTTACTAAATTAGGAACAACGTTTGCCACAGTATATGATGTTGTATTTCCTGATACCGGAAAATAAATTACTTCACCACTAGGAGATGGACCAACAAATAAACGATATGTATTAGCGCCTGTGGCACCAGCCCAAGAAAATGTAATTGTTGATGTATTAGATGTTGTGTTTGCTACTGTACTTTCTGCTGAAAACTGTGATGGTTGTCCGTATTGGTCAATTGATTGAACTACCGCATAATAACTACCAACTTGTAATGCACCACCAGTACCACTAAGTGATGCAGTAGGAGTTCCTGGTACCAAAGCTTGTGTCGTAAGTGCCGGATATCCTTCATTGAGATATATACGAGCAACAGTTGCAACGTTAGTACCAAGAGCCTTAAATCTTAAACGCTGAATAAATCCACCGTTGGTTGGATCTGCTTGATACACAATAGTATTATTAACGTTGTTACCGGTATAATCAGCAGCTGCCGTTGTTAAAATTACTGAGCCTTCAATGTCGCCTACTCTCGAATAAATGGGTGCTTGATTTCCTGCCATGTTATAATCTCCTGATAATTAAATTATGGTAACGCAAAGCCCATTGCTATTGCAGTTACTTGTCCTATTGTAATTGATGATCCGCCACTACCGCCACCAATTGGTATAGGTTGATTATTGGCAGCATAGTAAAGTCCATTAGTATATATCGCATTAGAATATGCATTACCCGTAATACCTACACCACCTTGTACTTGTAATGCACCAGTAGTTGTTGATGTTGATGTATTACTATTAGCAACGATTAATTGATTTGCAATAGTACCACCAGAGAAACCACTGGTAGAAGCAATCGTTAATGTATTGGATGTACCAACTGATGAAAGTATAATACCTGATCCAGCAACCAATGTTAATGGTGAGTTTGGAGTGTTTGCAATTAAATCTGGTTGACCAGAAACTTTAATTACAGAGAAACTATTGGAAGAACTTCCGCCACCTCCACCCGATACAGAAGTTGTTGTAATGTTAGTCACACGACCATTTGCGGCTATAGTAACAACGGGCACTAATGATCCACTACCAAAAGTTCCAGTAGATGATGTTAATGTAGTATAATCGCTATTAGCTAATGCTTGTAATGAAACAATATTAGCATTTGCTGAATCCAATCCAGCTTTGATATAAACTGTATTAGCGTTAGCCGTTATAAGTCCGCCAGCAGTAACGTTAGCTTGATTATATGCTGATTGCATTTTACCATCAGTAGCAACACCATTAGCATTGGCTGTGATTAATCCAGCTTGTAATAAAGCAATATTAGTATTTTGAGTTAAGTCCACGCCTTGAGTAATTGCTGTATTAGCATTGGCAGTAATTAATCCACCTGCAGTTACGTTGGCCTGTGCATAAACGGCGGTAGAATAATTATAAAGTTCTAATCCATTAACTACTGCCGTTGTAGCAATTAAATTTGATTTTACATAACCAGCATTTAAGTTTGCTTTAACAAATGAAACATCATTAATATCAATATTATTGGTTGCATCTACTTCAGGAATATATCCTTGAAATACATAAAATTCTTTTGTTCCTGAATCACGAATTAATCCAGCATGTGCATTTGTGCCATCATTATAATGAGCAGCAAAACCAATATCTTTAGTATCGCTTAAATAGTTACCAAGACCAAGTAAAATTAATGGATCGGCTACCGCCAGTTGTTGAACGTTTTGAGAGTTAATATTACCAGTAAGTATCAAATTACCAGAAACAATTAAATCTTGGCTGATTGTCACATTACCACTAACAGTTTGATTAAGTGAACCAGTTAATGATAATTTATTAGAAATGTTGGTGTTTTGTGTAACATCAACACCTTCAATAATGGCCATTCTAGCATTTTGGCTTACATCCGTTCCTTCAATAATCGACATGCGATTATTCTGGCTTACATCAGTACCAAATAAAATTGCTATATTAGCATTAGCTGAATCCAATCCAGCTTTAATGTATACTGTATTAGCATTGCTGGTATCAACTAAAATACCATTAGAATATATTGCGGCCGCATACACATTTCCGGCAATACCAACACCACCAGAAACAACTAAAGCACCAGTAATATTTGAGGTTGCTGGTGTTGTATTACTAATAACAAGATTAGAAGTGGTAATACCACTCGATATTAAATTAATACTTGGTCTTGTTAATGCCATTTTTTATTTTTCCGTAAATAGAAATGGCTCCCGTAGGAGCCATTCATTCAAATAATATGATTGAATACTCCTGAGCAGGAGCATTACTGCATTAAACTGGAACTTCTTCCCATTGGAAAGAACCGAAGAAACCGGAAGCACCAGATGCGGTTGATGTGTAAATGTGAACATATGAACCTGGTGGAAGAATAACAGAACCTTCCAAGTCGACCATAGTCATTGTAGTCGCATAGATGTTGGCAGGAGTAGCAATAAAGTTAACTGCACCAAAAATATGTGAAACGATACCAGCAGTTGGTAGAGTTACAGAAGAAGCAACTAATCCTTGTGGAGTAGCACCACCTAAAAAACTGTTACGAGTTGTAATTGCAGTAGTCTGAGTAACAGCAGTAGTTGAGGTGTTAAATGCCAAGCCAACCACGATAGGAGCAGCAGGTAAAACGGTAAAAGCATAACCAACTTTATTTAACACACAGTTAACAGTAGATGTTGTTGGATTGGTCAAAATCAAACCGGTTGTAGTAGTTGCCAAACCAGCAGTAGTTGTAACACCAGCCTGAGTGGCAGCAAAAAACTGGTTACGGCGATAAGCGGTTTCATAATAACGACCATGAAGCTCTTGAACTACCATTTCACCAAGTTGACCTTGACGTAATGTTGGAGTTGTACCTGGTTGAATCGAAGTTGTGGACGGCTGTCCTACTGATCCTTGAATTAACATTTTTTACTTCCTTTCAAATTAATGAATTTATATTTATAAAATACACCATTATTTAGTGTAACTTGGTTTTCTTTAACCGTTCTTACTATTTAGTATGTTCGGATCGTGGAAAAAATTCTCTAATTCATCCTGCATAGCTGTAGGATATGTGGCATTTGGATTAGCACCTTGTAGTACTTGACCTACAGCAACTGGCAGTTCTCTGGTATAATAGTTCATTGCTTTAAGTTCTACCAATATTTGAGCTAAAATATCTTGTACCGATTCTTGTCCAGCCGTAGTTCTTTCTAACCTGACGTTGACGGGATATGTCTTATCTTCTGAATAACGAGGATCTAAACCTGCAACTCCTACACCACCAGCAAAATCAACATAGTTTCTGCGATAAAAAGGTCCTGTCACATAAGATGCGTTTGTTGATGCAATTGGGTATGGAGCGCCTTGAATCTGTGGGTTTATTACTGATTTGTCATCGCCACCAATAGGTAAATATGCTGTTGTAAGGTTTGTTGTATTAATAGCATTATTTAATGCACCTGTTGTTTGTGTAGGAAAAGTACCGTTATTTATTCCTCCAATATTTGCTTGAGGTATAATAGAAACTGGGGATGTTGTCATTCGTAACATCACAGTTGCTTGCACAATGGATGATGTACTGGTTATTGCTGAAGTTACTCTAATTCTAAAATATTTCCAAACAATATTTCCAAATCGAGTAATTGTTTTTGCGCCTGTTGTAGATAAACTAGATGAAACTGATGAAACAAAAGATAAGGAATCAACACCTTGTGTATCAAAAAGACCAACTACTGGATTTAATAAATTAACTCCATCATTAGAAAATTCAAATGTTATTGTGCCAGCGGTAGCAGTCGCTGATTGGTTTACAAAAACCGCTAAACTTCTATATTGAGAGCAATCTATCCATCCTTGTTGAGTTGGTATTGAAGTATCGTTTGTTAAAATTGTATTAACTGGAATATTACCAGAAAAAGCACGACCTACAATATATTTGTCTTGAATTTGTTCGTTGGTAAGAGTGACGGGAAGTCCGTTAACCTGTGATTGGTTACCTGCACCTACAAATCCTGGAAATTTAACCGTTTGTGCAAGTCCTGTGTCATCATCAAGTGTTTGGTTCATGGCCATATCGGCATAACCAGCAACACTTTGAGACCTTAAATATGCCAAAGCACTAACTGAAGTATTACTACCCGGAACATAATTGGATACTACTACCTGAAAATATCTTCCTGGTGTTGGACAGATATAGAGGTCTGGACCAGTAACCGTATCATTTGGAGTGATAGCATTATTGAAACTAAAACCTTGTACGTTAAACCAGTTTTGATTATCATTACTTGCCTCAAACATGGTGGAAGCACCCGAAGAAAATACGTTACCGGTCAACTGAACTGAAATTGAATTATAACCGGTGGTATCTACTGAAATGAGTGTACCGTTAGCGGATAACGAACCTGTGATAGGTGTTATCGCATCTACTGGTATAACCGGAACGTTACCAATATAACTCATTAAGATACCTCTACGGTAGATATAATTACATCAACAGCACCAGCGACTGAAGAATTGACTTGTATATAATCGTTTTGCTCTACAATTAATTTACTATTATCAATAGCGTTTAATGTTGTACCAGCATAAATTACTATGTTTCTAACCACGTTAGATGTAGTTCCAGCAGAAGTTAAAGTAACGTTGGCTGTAACCGCAGTATTTGAGCTATTTGATATATTCATACCAATAACTGTTGATTGGACGCCTGTGGTGGTTGGATTATAAACCGTTGTAAAGGTTTGTCCAATGCCAGATACGAGATTATTTTTATAATTGATTGCCATGATAGTTATTTATGCTGCAATAAGGGCCGATGCTAAAGCAACAGATGCTACATCAGTTAAGGCACCGGATGGACCAAAAGCGATGGGTAAAAAGTTATTTGTTTGTACAAAAACGCCAGTATTTGTATTATAATTATATGATATTTCAACAACCGAACCACTATAAGGAACTTCACTTAAAGTTATGGTAGAACCGGATAAAATATAAGAAGCATGAGCTTGTAATATACCATTTATATTAACAAAAACACTATTGGCTGAAGTTGGTTGTCGTGATAAAACAAACGTTGGACTTGTTGTAACCGTAAAAGTATCAGTATTAAAAACAACTTGATTACCTGCGGACGATTGAAAAGTGCCATCCGGGAAAACAACACCTGTATTGGCTCCAGTAATATAAATGTTACTTGAGTGATAAGTATTACCAGAAACTCCAAGTCCACCAGCAACAACCAAAGCACCAGTAGTATTTGATGTACTTGATTGTGTATTCGAAACAAATAATCTTGCTGATGAATTAACTGTGACTACTGGACCAATATTTGATAAAGCATTATTGGCAGTATTCCAAGCTAATTGAATATTGGTATTTTGAGTATCATTAACACCTTGGATATAAATGATATTGGCTCTTGCATTAGCGTCTACCGCCACACCAGTAAATGCTGTTGTTTGTGATGTCTGGTCTGGAAAATTTAAATTTCCGTTAAAATCAAAACTCCATGATATATAATTGGAATATTGATCAACACATTCAATATTTGTACCAAACGGATCGACATAAATCCAATTTGTTGGTCGGCTTATAAGAACATCATTTGGATTATAGGACGCACTATTGTCTGTCCATTGCATTTGAACATAATTGTTAGACACAATATTGATTTCATTATGTGTGCGACTTCCATTTCTTCGAATAATGCCATAACCAGTATCATTACCTGGAAGATTTAGTCCTCCGTTTGAATCCAAAAACAACGTGTAATTATTATTTGTTAACTTATTTGGTGTTCCATAACTTATATTGCCACTATTTGAATCAAAATAAAGAATATTATTTTGACTACCATCATTTGATATACCATTCAATTTGACGTTGCCAGAAATGACCACGTCATTGAAGGTTACATTACCATTTACGGTCTGTGATGTATAACCAGTAAGTTGTAATGAATTGTTAGCTCTATTCCAAGCTAATTGAATATTAGTGTTTTGAGTATTATTAACTCCCTGCATATAAGCCACATTGGAACTAATCCATGTGTTTTGAGTTGATTCAATGCCAAATAAAATTGCTATGTTAGCATTAGCTGAATCTAATCCGGCTTTAATATAAACTGTATTTGCATTTGCAGTAATCAAACCGCCAGCAGTTGTATTGGCTTGTGCATAAGCAGCAGTCATGTAGTTGTATACATTTATACCATTAACTGTTGCTGAGTTTGCGTAGATGTTTCCTGTTACACCAACTCCACCTTGAACTTGTAATGCTCCAGAGAATATTGATGTGCTAGGATTAGTTGATCGTATAACAACATTATTACCTGAAGTGATACGCATTACTTCATTTGTTGTTTCAATACCACCTGTGGCAAATATAACATCATTGTTTAAACCGGTACCAACAATCATATTACCACCACCCGTAGTGGTGTTTCCTGTCACAAATAAGTAACCGTCATTCTTACCAATTAATGAATAACCAGGATAATTATATGTTGAAGAACTTAAACCTAAATCTAAGAATCCATCATTAACTGATCCGTTATCTGCGGTAATGAATAAATCCGATGATGCGTTCTGACCAGAATTTTCATTCTGCATATTAATACCACCAGCGTAACCATTAAAGTTACTGGTGAGTTGCAGAATCATTTGTGGTTCAACAAGATAACCTGTTGGTATACCAGCATACAATGCATTAAATCCGTTTGCAGCGTAACCAAAAAATTGTCCAGTATTACCAGTAATTTGAATTGAAGTTACATTACCTGTATATGATACATTACCTGTAACTGTTAGGTTACCTTGAATAATTACGTTACTGCTTACAGTTTGTGTCGAACCACTAAGTTGCAATGAACTATTTGCTTTATTGTAAGCACTCTGCATTTTGCCGTCAGTAGCGGCAATATTAGTATTTTGTGTATCATCGACACCTTGAATAACACTAATTTTACTATTGGCTGTATTAAGACCTGCCTGTATATAAAAACTATTAGCATTTGCTGTAATCAAACCACCTTGTAATGCCGATATGTTACCATTAGCGGTATTAAGACCTGATTGAATATAGAACGAATTTGCATTAGCAGTTATCAAACCACCAGCGGTTACATTGGCCTGATTATAAGCCGACTGCATCTTACCATCAGTATTGGTGATATTGGTATTTTGTGTTGTTTCTATACCAAATAAAATACTAATATTGGCGTTAGCACTATTGAGACCTGATTGAATGTAAAAAGAATTTGCGTTTGCAGTAATCAATCCACCCTGAAGTGCCGATATGTTTCCGTTAGCAGTATTGAGTCCTGCTTGCGTATAAACTGTATTAGCATTAGCAGTAATTAATCCTGCTTGTAATAAAGCAATACTAACATTTTGGCTTGCATCAACACCTTGAGTATAGATGGTGTTTGCTTGTGCTGAATTGGCAGTATTAGCTACAGATTGAGTAAACGCTTGACTTGATTCCGTATTGGCTAAATTAAATGCCGCTTGAGCCAAACCTGTTGCAGTATTGGCTTGGTTATAAGCATTTTGTATATTGGTGTTTTGAGTTGTTGATATACCAAATAATAATGATATATTAGAATTAGCAGTATTTAAACCACCTTGCAAATATGTGGTATTTGACGAAGCTGATGTTGCAACATTATACGCCGTATTGGCTTGATTGAAAGCCGCAATAACTGTTTGATTTGATCCGGCGGCATTAGCAGTATTGTAAGCCGCTTGTGCTAATGATGCAGCTGCAATTATATTAGTATTTTGAGTTGCATCAACACCTTGAGTAATTACGGTATTTGCTGAAGCAGAGTTGGCTTTGGCAAAAGCACCTTGAGCATATGTGGCATCATAGGCAACATATTGTTTACTACCATCGGGAAAAGTAAGTGAACTGTCTGGACCAAAAGTCCATAAAGCGCCTGCGGCACCCGTATCTGTAATTATTTCTACACGGTTATTAGAATATAATTGTACCACACCTCCATCATATTCATAAGCAGAAACACCAGTTATATCATTATTGGCATTTGCTTTAATTGATATTAAATTGTTCGCCTCATTTCCTACCAATGAACTACCACTACTAAACTTTAAATCAGTACCTTCACCAGATAGTATTAATGATCCGGTCATTGTATCGCCAGATTTACTTACTTTGGTGTTTGCTAATTGTTTTGCAAGATTGGCTGTGGCTTGATCTGAAATGGCAATAACGCTACCAGTATTGGAACCAATATAAAGAGTGTTGGATTTAAATGAAAATGCTAACTGACCATCAAGAAGTGTTGTTGGTGATGAATTAGCATACGAACGGAGTATTTGAATATTTGCGGTATTGGCCATTAAAAGAATCCGTTGTCTATATTTTTACTGGCAACAGCTTCAACTGTAAATTTATCTGTAGCAGCCACATAGATGATTCCATAACCATCTTGTAGGTTTGTAGCATCAACATCAGTTAAATTTCTTAATTTATTGGCGGCACCACCATAATTAATAGTTGGAACTGTTGGATTGGCTGCTGGTCCTACTTGAACCTTAATAACCGATGGTGGTGTGACTGTAACATTTGGCATTATTACCTCGTAACGCCAGGAGAAACATCAATAATACCTTCTAAAATTCTTATTACCTGCTGTGAAGCACTAGTAATGATTGTATCATACACATAACGACCGGGAGCAAGATTTGCTGTGGTTGGTGCGTTCAAATTTAATGTGATTTGACCAGTACTAGTATTGATTACTGTTGAAAAAGTTGCTGAAACATTTGCAGAATAATACGACCTACGCATTTGACTAGATGCAGTATACCCTACCAGATTGTAGGCATTTAAGTAGACATCATCTAGAGTAATTGTTGTGGAAAAGGTGGATCCTTGTTCCAGATAGAGATTTTGATAACCAGCAGACATTTTTTCCTCTTTGAAAAACCTTCTGGTTTATTTAGTTGACTTCAATACCTCTATTTCAGCTTTGAGTTCTTTAATTGCTGCAAATGACAAAGCAACTAATTTTTCATAATCTACCGCCAAAGAACCATCTTCTCTTGTTCGAACGGCTCTTGGGAATACGGTTTGAACATCTTGAGCAATGACACCAAAATCTTGTTTTTGATTAAAGTAACTATCTTCACCACCATGTGCTTCCAAATAAGCATCAGTCCAATCAAACAATTTACCACCAATTGCATCAATAGTATCTAACGCATTTGGAATATCTTCAATATTTTCTTTAAATTTCTTATCAGAAGATGCATAAGCAGTAATATTATCGGAAGCACGAATTTGGCCTGTAGTGGAACCTGTTGCAGAACCAACATTTAAACTACCAAAAGTAACTGCGGCAGATGTGCCAACTGCTTGACCAATATTAACTGTTACAGAACCTGTTGTACTACCTACAGACACACCAGTACCTGCTTGAACGTCAGTTACTTTGGCGGCAGTATAGGTGGTTGCTATTGAAGAACCTTGCCAAGTACCGGTACCAATAGTACCTACTGTAGTTAAGCTACTTGATCCGGCTAAAGGTGAAGCACCAATGGTGTTGTACGAAATAGTTTGAGCGGTAGAACCATTAAATGTGGTACCTGAAGCTGCACCAGCACCACCGTTATTCATGGTTAAACTATTTAAATTGCTACCAAGAGAGATACCAGAAATGGTTGAATTTGTTAAAGCACCATTAGGAATACTTGTGAAGTTTGTACCAGCAAATGTTGGAGCAGCACCAGAATTAATGTTTTGAGGTAATGATAATGTTACACCGCCAGTAGAACCTGAAACAGAAATTTGATTTGTTGTTCCTGTTAAAGAAGTAACACCAGAATTTGTGAGTGTAAATGTACTACCTGTTACAGATGTTGTTAGACCTGTACTACCGTTAATGGTTAATGTACCGCCACCAGCAACTGAACCGGTACCTGATCCACCAGCAAGTGCAATTGATGTTGAAATTGCTGTCGTTGTTATGTTAGTCACACGACCAAAAGTATCAACAGTCAATACAGGAATAGCCGTACTTGAACCGTAATTACCAAATGAGGCACCAGAAGTTTGTGGAGTAACAGTTAATGTTTGACCAGAATTAACTACTGTAACAATATTGGTATTTGACGATGTAACTGTCAGAGTTTGATTAATTAACGATACACTACCTGTACCACTAGAACCTGCCGTGGATAAAGTAGATGATACAGAAGCATTAGCAGCGGATATTACACGACCAGTAGAATCAATATTCAATACTGGAATTTGTGTCGTTCCACCCCAATATCCAGCAGTCACACCAGAAGCTGGTAATCTAGCAGCAGGTAATGTTCCGTTGGTTAAGTAGGTGGCGTTTGCTGCATTAGCATTTGCATTATTAATATTGCTTTGTAATGTTGTAACATTAGCAGTAATATTTGAATTTAATGTATTAACGTTAGCAGTAATATTTGAATTTAATGTGCTTACGGTAGTAGTAACATTAGCGGTAATATTTGAATTTAATGTATTAACGTTGGCCGTTATGTTTGAATTTAATGTGCTTACGTTAGCGGTAATATTTGAATTTAATGTGTTTACGTTGGTTGTTAAATTACTATTTGCTGTATTAGCAACACCTTGTAAATATGATACTGCATTTGAAGTGGCAATATTTTTTGAACCATAATTATAAGTGGTGTCACTTGAATATTCGTCTGTATGAATTCTGTAATAATTTCCATTATTAACGTCATTTAATTCAAAATATTGTTGAGTTTCATTCCAACGAATCGAAGCATTTGAAGCTGCTGGACGATACACATTAAAGTATGAAGTGATTGGTGAACCAACACCAGCACTAAGAGTGAATGTATTGGTTGCGTAAACAGTTTGTCCAGTAATAATAAAATTACCACCGACAGTTACAGAACCAGTTGTTGTTAATGCTGAAAAACTACCTGTAACATTAGTGGCACTAAGAGTTGTTCCACTCAATGTTAAATTAGTACCACCAATTGTTGTACCAGAAATTGCACCATTAGATGTCAAAGCATTTACATATGCTGTACCAGAAGCATTTAATGTGGCGGTGTTGATGGTGTTATTGGAGTTTAATGTATTAGTATATGTGGATCCAGAAACATTCAATAAAGGAGTATTGATTGTGTTGTTAGCATTAAGTGTACTAGTAAAGGTTGGTCCACTAGAATTTAGTAGAGCAGTATTAATAGTGTTATTAGCGTTCAATGTATTGGTGTATGTAGCACCAGAAACATTTAACAATGGAACATTAATGGTATTATTGGCATTGATTGAGTTTGCATACAATGTATTACCAATATGATTACCTGCATACAATGTGCCGTTTACATATGCTGAAGTACTAACATTCAATAAAGGAGTATTAATAATATTGTTTGCAGTGACGCTAGCCGCTGTTACTGTACCCGTTGAAGTAATATTATTACCAGCAAAAACGTTACCACTAAGATTCGATTGGTTGCCAACAGACAAAACATTATCAATATTGCCGTTATTGGTAATATTTAAACCATAACCATTAAAGTTATTTGTTGCATTAAAATTGGTTGCGTTAACATCTTTAGTTACGTTAACATAATTTTGAGCAATGACGTTGCCGGTAACTTGAGCGTTACCACTAATGAATGTATTGTTTGAAATTGTGGTTGTACCAGTAACACTTAATGTGTTGGCAATAGCCGTATTACCTAATACTGACAAGTAACCATTTAGTTGAGAATTGTTTAAAACAGAAATGCCTAAACCAGAACCATTAACATTTAACAAACCACCAACAATCATTTGACCGGCATTGTTTAAACCTAATGCTGTGTTTGAAAAATAGATTTGACCTTGACTAACAGTAAGATTGTTTTGAATTATTACAGAAGAACCAAGGCCTTGTGATTGAAGTTGACCACCAAAAATAGAATTGTTTGCGACTTGTAAACCCAATGTAGGGTCACTAAGAAATAAAGTACCGATACTTTTGGTATAATTGTTGGCCGCTAGTGTGTTATTTTCTCTTACCAAAGCATTGGTTGTGACTACCCAATCGCCAAAGGTGTTAGCATAACTTAGAATAGAAACTGTATTAGCCATTTGTGCCTTCTAATAATTTGAACAACAACTGTTTAATTTCACCCATATCGTTCTTTATATTGTTGATTTCTGATTTAATTGTATTTATTTCTTCTTTTTGGCTAGCTGCCATTTTTCTTTTCATATTATACTCTTGCAACCCATTAATATCTTTATTAATGAGTGCCATGGTTTCAGTATCTCGAACTAATTTTGTACCAGTAACCTGAACTAACATGATTATACCGTTGTATTAGTATTTGATGGTAAAGCCAAAGCACGAATGTCTGTTAAGTATGGTACATAAGTGTGATCAGAAGAAGTTAATACCACTTTAATAGCAAATTGACTAAATGTGGTGTAAACTTGACCTGTTGTACTTGTGTAAGATACAAAGCCTTGGTCTGTACCTGTTGTTCCTGGAGCAAAAGTATACTCAATAGTATTATCTCTTGTTTGAGAATAAGCAGTACCGGAGTTATTAATCTTAGTCATTAATTGCCAAGAACTATCTTCAAATCGTTGTGTGTCATTACGATTGAGAATCTTGTAGTATACATTGATGTCAGTATTAACTGGTCGGTAAGCAGTAAGGTATACATTCAAATCACCAGAATCAAATCCTTGATCCAATACAACTTTCTTGGTGACATAACGAGCAAGAGCATTACCACCAGTTTTAGATGTTTCACCAGTTATTGATACATTGGCACCTGAACCTGGAGTGGTGTTTGCGTCATTGATTGTAATTGTTGGTGTTGCAATATATCCTGAACCACCGGATGTAACATAAACAGAAACTACGTTGCCGTTTTGTACGTTAGCTGCCGCATATGCTTGTACACCGCCTGTACCTGTTGGTGCAGAAATAGAAACTGTTACGTTACCGGTCGTATTATTACTATAACCTGTACCGCCATTGACTAAAGTGATTACAGAGTTTGACAATTCACAGTTATTAATATTCCATCTAATTGCATAAACGGATAAACCAGCGTCAGAAACGATTGGAGAAACTGCATTATCAAATGTACTTAACTGTGCGTATAATGAGAATGATTGATTTGTATTGGCCAACAATATACGTTCACCATTGCCGTCATTTAAATAAATATCATCTTGGGTTGTTGTACCAAATTTGCCAGGAATAATATTTGTTGTGCCTGCAGGTAGTCCAGTCGATGCTAAAGTGGCATTATAAGAATAGTTAATACCTGTTGTTGTAGGAGTAAAATCAGTTGTGGTAATATTAAATGCGTCAACATATACGTCAGTATTGGCAAAACTGCTAATTGCAGATGAAACGTTATTTGCATTTAAGAAATAATCTAAACTTTGATCAACCAAAGCACGGTATGGTAATTTCTTAGGTAAAACATATTGTATTGTTGGAGTAACCGATGTGTTGAATACACAACGATCAATTACAAACATTAAATCTTGATTTTGATCAGCAGTCCATGTTTGAGAATTTTGTGATAAAAACAAAGCGCCAACATATGGAGCAGAACCAATTTTGGTAATTGTTGATGGTGATGGATCACTCGGTAGATTCTTAACCGAAGATGGCAAAGCAACATCGCCATTTGAAGCAGACCATAATGTATATTCAGTTGAAGATGTTTGTAACATGAAAGCATACAATACACCTGGTTGAATATAAACCGGAGCACTAAATTTAAATACTGTTGATGCTGTTTTATCCAAATATTGTGGAGCAGTAGAAACATTAACTGCCTCTGGAGTTAAAATAACAACAGAATGATCTAATGTTTGTCCATTTGGATAACCATTTTGTGTACCTACAATAGACAGTTTAATTGGTGCATCCGATGAGGTTGGTTTTGAAGCAAAAAATACTGAAATAGAATTTAAAAATAAACCATTTGGATAATTATCTTTAGGGAAGATAAATGTTTGTGCCACAGGATCCCATGGAGAATAAACTGTTGTAATATTCGTGGTTGTCTGTTGATTGGTTTGTGTAAATGTGCCTTTAGCACCTGATGGTGAAGCACCAAAATCTATTCCTTGTGAAGTTGTTTGTAGACCTTCTGAATAGAAAGTACCTTCAGCAACTGTAGTGGCAGCACCACCCGCATTACCATATGAATTATCTACACGGAACACACGTTGGCCAGTATGGTAAGAATTGGCTGGCAAATTAAAGACGGCATGGAAAGCACCGTCAGGATTTGTGGTGAAACTACCAATCGAGTATATATCTCCATTCGCTGTAGAAAGCGTTGTGGACAATGTTGCTACTTTGGTTGTGCCGTTGTATGAAGAAATCGTAGCAGACTGTCCTGCGCCTGTTCCTGCGCAAACATAAATGGTGTTACCTGAATAGATATCTGTTGAAGAAGATATTGGTGATAAGGTTACTTGGTTACCACTTACATTTGAGAATCTACCAGCGTGTACTGTTGTTGATGAGAGTGTACCAGCTGCCGTATTTGCCGCATAGGTTCCAGAGGTATTAAAATATCCATTTTGAATTATACCATTTGTGGTATAAGATGTTGATGAAGCATCAGCAGCTACATACAATCTTACTTTAGTACCATTTGTACCAGTATAAACATACACACCTAATATACGAGCTGTTGGATAAAAAACATTACTACTATAATAACCAATAACGTCATCTTCATTAAATATTCCGCTGACACCAGTTAATTCAATTCTATTGGCTCTACGAATATAATTATTGACTTTGATATTATCAAAATAACAATCAACAGGAGTATTTAATAACATACCTTTGGCACGAACCACAATTTGTTGTGGTCTTATAAATGGCAATACGGAAATGTCTGTAATATATCCATTGTTTAATGAATATGTATTACCAATTTGATCGTAAGGACCTAAAACATTAGTTTGTGCTTGAGTTATTGTTGAAGCTGTTTGTGTTGCAACATAACCAACAAACCCAAATGGTGAAGGATTAATATTATGTCCTACAACAGGACCAGTTGAAGAAGTTGTAGTAGTACCTGAAATTGTTTTCCAATCTCCTGCAGTCAACACATTAATGTTACCACTAGAACGGAATACTTGTAAATTTGGATCAGTAATCAACAATGAAGGTGCATAGTTTGTATCAACCCAATTATCAACGTTTGGTGATAGTGATGTTACACCTGTTGTTAATGAAACACCAAATGGATTAACATTAATGGTACGAGAAGCAAACACTTGTGAAGCGGCATTAGCAGTAGTATAAGGCAAACTAAAATAATTAACGTATCCATCAGAATTGAATTCAAAACCTAAGTTATAATTTCCTAAAGTTTTATAAATTAATCCCATATTGTACGCTAAAACGGATGATTTTAATGGGAAATTCTGAACACTTTGGCCAGCAGTTAACTGACGTTGACGGCGATTAATGGTTGCATTATAATCAGGATTTAAAGTATCTGTTGTAGCATAGCTTGAAAAGTCATCAACTAAAATACCATTTTTAAAACGATTTACTCCATATGCATCGGGAATTTGAAGGCCTGTGGCACTTTGTTCAAGAGCATTTAATGAAGTATAGTATTCAATTTGATTGATACGAGTTTCAAGACCAGCAATATCTTGCATGGTGTAACGTTTGTGTTTAACTTTTTCAACTGACAAATCAGGAACAACACCTGATGGTGCTTCAGTTGGTACATAACCAGTATATGGAGTATGAGTTAAATTAGCAATTACCAATGAACCATCAGGTTCGGCCGGAAGAATTGGACTAAGAGAAGGATTACCTTGAACAATTTGTAAACTTCTATCTTTACTTAATACCAATTTGTCTTTACGGCCAAGATAATATGAATACAGACCATAAAATGTACTTAAATCTGATGGTAAATAAATGCCTTGCATTGTATCAGATGTAGACAGACGATATGTAAATGCTGTCTGAGCATTCTTACGAGCAGGCCTAAAGTCAATTACATCACGCAACTGATATAACATACCATCTTTAGCGTTATAAGAAGGTATAGATTGATAAGTATCAGGTAAAGAAGAATTCAAATAAGATGTTACACAGAAGTAACCATCGCCACCTGCATGCTGGTAATAATTAACCAACACAAGCATGTTACCTTTAATTGAAGGTGCACCAGGTCTTAATGTAAGTGAACCATGATCATAATAAGAATCTCTTTGACCAGAATCAAAATTAAAGTTAGCAGTAACATCATAAGCTGCTGAACTTAACATTGCCGGTGTTGGTGCTAATGAAGGACTTCCAGTATCAATAATTTTTACAACAGTTTTGATATCAGACAGATATAAATTTTGTTTACTTCCTGGTGATACAATTGCCGAGTTTTGAATGTATACCTGACCAGTAGAAGTTAAAGTAGTATCGTCAACATAAACTCCAGTAACAACTGCAGTATTTGAAGAATTAATTACCGTTGTATTGGCAGTAATTAAATTTTTATACTTTAATAAATGTCCAGAGTTATCAGCATTGACTGCGTAAACTTGTTCTAAAATAGATGCGGTAAATGTACCACCAGCATCAGCAGAAGTTACACTTAATGTGGCTACAGAGCCATCAGAATTTAATGAAGCTGTTCTAGATGCTCCAGTCCAAGTAAGAACTTGTCCAACATTAAATTTACATCCTGATCCTACCGAAGTAACAACAATAAAGAAATTTTGTTTAACAACATTTGAAGATAATGTTGTGCCTACGGTTCCAATGTGACGTAATACATTTAAATAACCGCCAGTAAAACTCAATTGAGCGGTATAAGAACCACTAGAAAGACCAAATGAAACACTTCTCCAGAGTTGTTGTGTTGTGTATGTTGTACCACTTAATGATGCAACATAAGGATTTCCGAGCCTAAACAACATTTCTGGAGCACCACCATTTTGCATAACTGTTAAACCAGTTGAAGTATTGTTTGCTTTACTTTCTGGATCAATAATGGCAGAAGCCGTAATTGTTGCTGGGTAAGAAGTTTTGGTAGCACCAACAATTATTTGTGTGTCTTTGATACCAAAATTTAAAGAGAACACAGAAGTTGCATCTGGTGTTATTGACCAGTTTTGATTAACTGTTGCAACTTTAGTTACACCATTATATGAAGTGATTGTTCTAAAATCTCCAGCATCTGTACCGTTAATAATAGAAATATTAACTCCAGCATAAGCATTATTTGCTGCAGAATAGGTTGCAGGTAAAGTTACAGTATTGGTGGTTGCAGCAACTACGTTTGCAGAGGGTGAAGATGTCTGAATATCATTAACATATGCTCTGTAAACATAAGTGTTTGATTGTGCATCAATTGTATTGTGGTCATAAATTAATTCACGAACATAACCTGAACCAACTACTGTTGATGAATATGTTGCGGCATTCGTTGTGCTTACGTTTGCTACCGTAACACAATGTAAATCTACGTTTGCTGTGGTAGTTACATCAAAAATACCATTGGTACTATTAACATAAAAATAATTGCCAACATCGATGAAAACAGGATTATTATTTTGTGAAGCGGTTGTTCTAGCACGGTCAGAAATCAAATCAACTGGTGTAGAGTTCTCTAAACGATATCCACGAACATAAGCAACTCCCTTACCAATACTCATTGTGTATTTGGCTGAGTTGCCTGCGTAGGATTTAGGAGTTAATTTAAAATCATTAACAACATAATCACCATTGGTTTCATAATCTCGCTTGGCAAAATAATCATCAATTACATTGTATACGGAACCGTCTACCAGTTTGGCAACAGAGCCATTAGTTACACGAACCAATTCAATAAAGTTTTGGTCGTCACCTAAAGTTAATGGCCGGCTGGATAAAGTTAAACTAATTAAATACCGGTCTGCACCAGGTGCCTGATAGTTTGAAGCACCAACAGCAGGATCTAACAAAGAAGCATCATTAATATAATCTTCAACGGTTTCTGTAATAGTTAAACCAACTCGAGCATTGGCGCTTGAACTATACTTGTTTAATATAATAGTTGAAGGTTGAATTTGTACAAAGTTACCTAGAACATAAAATACGCCTTGAGAAATAGAAGCAACAGAAGAAATTCCTGTTGAATTGGCAGTCAAAGCTTGAGCTGCTAAATTGGAAGCAGTATCGTAAACTACTGAATTATCGGTAAAATGATTACCTGAAAGATAAGAAACAACTAAAGTAGGAGCGTCACCAGATGTTGCCGCTGCAACGGCCAACACACGAGCCAATACTGTACCTGTTGCATCTGTTACCAACAGTCCATTAAATTTACTTACATCCACATTTACATTGGCGTATGTATCTTGAAGTTTAACATAATAACAATTAAAGTTGGTTGTTACTTGTCCACCAGTAACAGGCGAATTTTGTTTAAAAATGTTGTCAGCAAATTTGGTAATTTGGTCTTGTAAAATGGTTTGAGATTGAGTTAACTCTCTGGCCTGAACCGCAACTCCAGGTTTAAAAAGAATTCGATGAAAATTCTTTGTCTGATCAAAATCATCATAATAGGGAGATGTGTTAAAATTCAATGACATTTTATTCCTTTAAAAACCTAATACAAATTTAAATTGTTCTATTCCGTCTGTACTTCTTTGTATACCAGTTCTATTTTCTATGAGTGTCAAATAACCAGAAGATGTTATAAAATCTGGATTACTAATTGATAATAAAGTTCTTGTTGTATTTGATACATTTCCAAAAACTGGAGCATTTTCTATTGGAGTTCCTGTTGTATTTATCAGCTTAACCACATTGCCTGCGGTATCAAAACTTAATATAGTTGCGGTAAAAGTTGCTGTTGCCAAACTGCCACCTTGATAAAGAATTTCATCAGTAACAAACACACCAAAACCAGGTGAAACCACAAAATCTGTTGTTGTTTTATATATTGCTGAATTTGCTGGATTGGGAGTTGTACTTTTTGCAACAGGATTAACCAATAAACCAATTTGATGGTACATTATGTCTGTAGGTATTACTCCACCTTCAGAACCAGTAAATTCAGAAACCAACATTACATGAGAACATCCTAATTCAGACACAGGATCATAACCGTGACCAGAAACAGGAGATGTTGGCGCAATTGCAATTGTGTTGGATCCTAAATCTGATGTTATTGCTACAGAAGCATATGTATAATTTGATCCTGTATTTGTAACAACAACATCTTTGACCGATCCGTTAACTATTGTGGCGGTTCCCGTGGCTCCGGTTCCATCACCAGTTACCGTTACAGTAACTACAGCATTAGCAACATCATAACCAGAACCACCTTGTGGTACGTTTATTACATCTATATTGCCCACACCAATTGCAGTAGTAGCTAATGGGTTTGGTGTGTTTTGACCGACAGGAACAGGAATCCAAGCAGAGTCCATAAATTTTACTTTTGAACCAATGTCAACAGTAAAGATATATTTCCATTTGTAACCATCTGTACTTTGAAAAATATTATTTGTATTATAAGAGCCTGGTTGAAAATACGGTTCAATTGTTGATGGAGTACCAACATACGATCCATTAACTAAAGTTGAATTATTCCACAAACATTTGAATACTTGGTCGTATTTGTTTTTTACATAAAAATTAAGAATTAAATTTTCGTTAGAATCAACAGCAAACATATCAATATTATCTTGATAAAAATCATAGGTAAAACCAGAAGTCCAATCAATTCTTTTAATTACTGGAGAAATATTACCTGAGCTAATATATTTGGCTGCAAAGATTTTTTTATAAAATTGTTTTATGTATTGCTGGTCTTGAGTTGGTGTTGGAGGATTATTTTCATCTGTCCAAGGATCATTCTTGGCCAATACACAATACAAAGAAGAAAGTGGAATTGTTGACGGAGATACAACAGTAACCGGAGAATAATAAACAGATTCAACCTGAGAAACTTTTGAGCCGTAAGATAGTATTGATTTATATGCCATAGTGTGTATTTATTCGTTAATTTCCAACTCTCATTAATCCCCAATTCAATACAATCGCATCTGAGTGTGATGAACCGCCTCCTGAATCAGAATTATATACAGAAATATTAAAACTACCAACAGCAACTCCACCAACACAAACTTGATATGGATTCGGTGTTGTTACT